TAATGAATTATTGGTACCTCCATTTGTATTAATTGTCACTAAAATATTTTTTTTATTAAAATAATCAATAATTTTTAAAATATCAGGATTTAAAGTTGGTTCATCTATGTTTCCGCAAAGTTTTACATATTTTAAATTTTTTAATTCAAATTTGTTAAACCATTTTTGAATTTGATAAATCGATACAAAATTACTATTGATTTTAGAAACATATGGACTAGGTTCAATGAGTTCATTTTGTCTTTGACATGAAGGACATTTAGCATTACAAAATGAAGTAATCTCTAATTGTATTTTTCTGAGTTGATTTATACCAATTGGCCAATAATTATTTCTATTCATTTTTAATTTAAATTAAATTCTTGAATACATTTTTTTTAATTCTGGAAAAGTATTTAAAAAATCAGTATTTCTTTTTATATCGAATAATGTTATAGATTCATAAAAAACTTCTCTAAGTCGAATCAGTCTTGAGTGATCTATTTCTTTATTTAATAAATTGTAAAAAATATTTTTGTTCCATCCAAAATATTTAGGAATTTTCTGCACTTGTTTTAAAGATTTATCTAGTAAATCAGAATCAGATTTTATAATATCTACACTGTAACACTGTGGATGTGCCCAAAATTTTAATTCTACAGGTTTGATATTATTATCTAAAAACCATTCAGCAAATTTATCTAAAATCAAACAATTAAAGACATTATAGCAAGAATGCACATTTAAAAATAAACCAGAACGTTGAATTTTATCGTAAATTTTTAACCATTTTTTTTGATTCAACCCCCATCTAACATATTCGCCTCTTTTTTCAAAATTATCTAAACTCATGACAACACTTGCTTTATTAAAATGCACCAAATAATCATATACTATATCTACACCTTTATATTTGTCAACACTACCATTTGTGTGCGACCAAACATGTATTTTTTTATTTAATTTTTTTTTGATTAAATAATCCAGCAATTCATAAATTCCATCTTGTAAAAAAGGTTCACCGCCATTCAAATGTATACTTTTTATGTTAGATGCATTTTTTGCAATAAAATCTAACTTTTTTTTATTAAATGTACTCCATTCATCAGCACGATCAGACAATTCATCACCTTCGTTGGCAATGTGAAAAGGTTCTCGAAAAAGTTTTCCTATTGTAGAGCTTAAAGAAGATTTGCACCCAAGACAGGCAAAATTACATTTATTAGAAAACAATAAATCCATATACCTAATATCATATCTTTTATCATTACCCAGCTTAAGAGAGAATGATTCTCTTAGGCTATCAGGACAATTTTCACATTCAATAGGTACTATTTGATTATCATATTGATCTCTTAAATGTTGCCATTTTAAATATGCTTCATCATAATCATCAGATTCATAAGATACTGGTAACTGACAACAAGGAGATAGTACACCCTTTGGGCCTTCGTATATTGAATTCCAAGGTGCTAGACAGAGTTTATCGAAATGATCCATTTCTTATTTATACCACTCTAACCATTCTAAGTCTGGAAAAATTTCAATAAAATTCAATTCTCTTTTTTCTGCTATTTTAAAACACCATTCAGACATTTCAGGTAATCTTTCAGACCAATCCTCTGAGTTCATGAAAGATATTAAACCTTCTAACCGTTTAATACCGTATGGTAAATCTTTCCACTCATCAAAAGTCAATTCCTCAACACCATTACACTTATGCCAATTATCTTTTAGCCAAATATAAAACTTTTCATATTTTTGAGTAGTTTCTTTCTTAAACCATGTTGGTAAAATTTTGCAATTTAATTGTGGTGGCCAATATGCCAAATGCAAATCTATCATACCTGCACCTGCAGGAAATTTGTTCAACAATTTCCATTCTTGACTCAATTTCCAAGTAATAAATTCAGGTAAATAAAAAATATTAAGTGCTGTAATTGTTGTAGCAGTTGTTAATCTCAAATTACCATGAGGGTAAGAATCTAATTGTTTAAGTTGATGTACAACTCTTCTCCATGGTGACGGATATCGTATAAAATGATTTTTTTCCGCATAACTGTCTATACTAAAATGAAAAATAACATTTTTAAATTCTTTCCATAAATCAAATAATTCTGGATACCATTCCAATCCATTTGAATTATATCTAACTTCTATATTTTTAGCATATCCCATTTCAATAATTTTTTCAAGAACCATGTAATGTTCTTTCATTATTAAAGATTCGCCACCTGCCCAGTATAATTGTTTTAATGTCGGAACTTGTGTCCAAAATTCATTCCAAAATTCTGGATTTTTTTTATGCCATGCATATGAACCCCCGGACCATGCCAATTTACCAGAATCTTTTTCCCACAATTGTGATTTTTTTAGTCTTTCATTTGTGAGAGAAGGATATATTTCTTTATATTCTTTCACCCAATTTGATGAATCATGTGGACTACACATCACACAAGCTAATTGACATTTAGATCCCAGTCTCAAGTCAATATATCTAACCCTAGGAGGTATAGAACCGTCATCAGCGGTATCTTTTATTATATCCTCTATTCCTAGTTCATTGACCCATTTAGCGGTTTCCCATTGCCTCTTACTCCTATGACCTGAATCTTCCTCCTTAAAACATTTTAAACAAGAATCAGGACGTTCTCCTCTCATCATCATTCTGCGTACCGCTTTCATATAGTCATTATTCCATGCCTCTAATAAACCGGTAGTTGCTAAATTAGCAGGTTTACCATCATCTCTTCTCAACACACCTGCTTCAGAAATTGTTTTCTTAGTGGAATCTTTATCTTGTACTGCGGACGCATTAGCAGTACAGCAAACACGCATATGTCCATTAGGTCTTGTCGAAATGTGCATCCAAGGTAATGCGCAAAAAGTTGAGGAGGGTAAATCAATAGGATCTTTATCTATTATCATTTTTTAAATTTTATTTCTTTATTATTGTAGTTTTCCAAATGCCCATAATCTTTCTTCACACCACCAACACTTACCGCAATGATAGGTGTAATTACCAGAATCTTCAATTGAACCTTCACAACTTCTAGTAATAGGAAATAATGTGTTTAATAGATCAAATTTATGATAAATTTTATAAATAAATTTTTTATTGATATTAAAAAAAGGATTTATGAAACAACCGTCCGGACTTTCATTGTAAATTTCTCTTTTAGCATCAACATCTCTCACTCTTTCTTTATTTTTATCAATAGGAGCATCATTCGGCGGATTGCAAGTTATTCCACTATATAGAATTTGCATTTCATCTTTTTCGAATAATTCAACATTCCTATCTCTAAATTCCTTATCTTCACATTGATAAGAATCGTTTATATCAGGATAAAAAATTTTATGATCTAAAAATTTAAATTTTAAATTGTCCTCAATAAAATCAACAACATTTTGTGCATACAAAGGATTCCAAGGTCTGGTTCTGCGCACACTCAAAGGCAAAATGTTTATTGATAATTTCTCATCAATAATTTTTTTCGCCAATAAATATGCCAAAATAGAACTATCAGCACCACCAGACATCCATATTCCCAGTGTTTTAACTTCTTTAAATTGATTTTTCATTGTATCATCAAAAAATTTTATATTACCTAGTTTATACTCTTCAATATCATAATAAACTCGCTTAAACATAAATTTATGACTAACTTTTTTAGGTATAATAATTTCTACTTTTTGATTCTCAATTTCAATAATCATAGTTCCTATTCATAAATATAGATGTCGTAATTATAATTTTTTTCTAAATTTGAATCATCATCAGATTCATCTTCATTAGATTCATCTTCATCAACTTCATTGTTTTTATCAGGCATATGTGACATTTATTTTCTTATTGAATGATGGTATCATATCATCAGTAATATGATGTTGTCTTCTATTTTTCATAGAATCTTTAATACCCACTCCCATCAATAGTACAGGATCAAATTCAGTATTCAAGATTCTTTTTACTTCTTGTGCATCAAAACACTTACAACATCCTGTCTCATAATCTAACATACTAGCTGTTAAATTAACAAATCCAGCAGCAATACCTATCGCCTGATGCAAATCTTCTTCAACGGTCACTTCATCATTTGAAGTCATGTTACCATTAACATTGTTAACATTTTCTTGATTTTTAGAATTTTCTAATTTATTTTTAGAAAAAACCAGTAATGCATTTGCCAATACTTGAGGATTGGTTCTTCCTTCTTGATTGTCATTTTCAAAATACGTTTTATCATGAATATCTTCAATTATATCTCTGTCCTGAATAACATGTAAATTATAAAATTCAATATTTTGTTTTGTTGGACATTCAGTCGCAGAAGTTACTATTAAATCCAAATCTTCTTTTGGAATGATCTTATTCAAATCCCAATTTCTCTGACATCTCTGAGATTTGAAAATGGATTTCTTAATTTTGTCTTTAAAATCTTTCATGAAACCTTTCTAATTCGTTTAAGAAATTACTCAAATTTTTTGGAAACTTTTTATGTTTTATATTATTGTAGTTCAATAAAAATTCAGAAACAACATCATGATTATATTTATTTGATTTTAAATGTTTATCGATTAAATCTAAAAATTTAGAGTTTTTAGAGTATTCCAGTATTATTTTTTTAAATTCATCGGGTATATATGAAACATCTAACATCTTAGGATTATACAGAGGAGTGAATAAAATATCATCAGAATATCTGTTCATAACTTTTTCTATGTTTAATATATCAAGACAATTCATTATTTGATAAACTAATTGAAACGATATGAAAAAATCGTTTTTTTTCCATTCTTCTAAAGTTTTTAAAAAATTTTCATATTTTATACCTCTTCTAATTAAAACTACAGTGTCAGATGTAGCATCAAAACTGACTTTAATATTGACATTTTTGAATTTTTTCAATTCACTTAAAATTTGATCATCGGGAAAGATTGTACAATTAGTATTTATGATTAATTTAGTATTCTTACTCATTTTATCTAAAATAGAGTATAATCTTTTTTCGGCAAAAGGTTCACCTCCCGATAAAACAGCTTCATCAATTTCATCAAAATCTAAATTTGTAAACACATCAAAATTATTAATTTCTCTATAACCTTTAAATCTATTACTGTAATCCGAACTGCACATTATACATTTTAAATTGCAAATGTTACTCAAAGAAAATTCTAAGTATTTTATCCTAGGATTTTTTATGTATTCTTCATCATAAAACTTTGTGTTTAATTGATTTCTTAGACTCCAATTACCCTCACTTTCATATTTGTGACAAGCAAAACAATTTTCCACAAATTCTCCATTTAAAAATTTTTTTCTCAAATCTTTATTTTCATCACTATTAAATGTTTCTAATATGGAATATTTTTTAAACTTTTCATCTTTATAAGGCAGAGGCTTGAATAAACAACATGGTCTATAATATCCATTTGGCATTAATGACATTGATATGAATGGGGCAATACAGAATTTATCGTTCAAATATACCTCCCAAATGCCCAAAATCTTTCTTTGCACCACCAACATTTTTCACAGTGAACTGTATAATTTTTTGTATCCTGTTCAAACCCTTCACAACTTCTAGTAATGGGAAATAATGTTTCTAACAAGCCGAAATCATCATATATTTTCGCTAATATTTTTTTGTTTATTTTAGCAAAAGGATTATAATATGTTCTCAAAGGCCAATCATCTTTAATTAAAATAGTTCCTTGACCATCGTCTCTATTTGTTTGAGTACTTTCTTCATCCAACTCACCTTTGGGGGGATTTGAAGTTATACCACTATACATAACTTGCAATAAATTTTTTGAAAAATTTTCATGATCCCTGTCAACAAATTCTTTAAAATTTGCCTGATAATCATCATCAAGAGATGGCCAATATGATTTCAAATCCAATATGTTATCAACTTTCAATTGATCTTTAATAAAATCCACAACATTTGCTGCGTATAAAACATTCCATGTTTTAGGTGTCCTTCTAACACTTAATGGTTGTAATAAAACATCAAGATTCTCATCTTTTATTTTTTTTGTCAACAGATAGGCTAACAAAGAACTATCAGCACCTCCTGACATCCAAATACCGATAGTTTTTACTGGTATTTGTTCAATATTATTTTGATCACTATTAAAAGTTCCCTTTTTTTCTTGCTCTACTATCCAATCGACATCGTGCTGATACAAAAATTTCAATACATCTTCTTTATATCTAGGAACTGTTTTAGGTATAATAATCTCAATTTTTTTATTATCATAATTCAATTTCATAATTTTTCCTTTATTACTGATCTTTTACCACCATCGCCACAAGAGAACCAACATCTAGGCACATGAAATTTACTATTTTTATTCCAACCATCTACTAATGTCTTCAAATACCATTCAGAATTCAATATCTCAGTTAAGGAATGTATATTTAAATCATTAAAATTATTACCATAATTATTAAAAACATTACTCAATCCAAGTTCTACAATTGATTTTTCTTTTACATTTTCATCATACAGATGACAACAAGGCCATAATTTATTATCCACACTTATAAAAATTTCATTTTTTATTTTATGTCTGCATTTAATATTTACTGAATCGTAATCATCATCCAGTATTTTTTGTTTTATACTTTCAACACTGTTTACATCCAATTCTTTTGAATTAGTTGATTTATTATGTTTTGCAGATTCACTGTTATTTCTCCAACTATTTCTTGTTAAAAAAGTCATTCCTTTCTCATCTGCTATTTTCTTTGCTAAAGTTAATTCACTAAAATTATAGTCAAACAATATGTATTGCCACACACTCAAACCTCCTGCTTGATTGTATGTATTTACATTTTCCCAAACTTTGTTAATGTTTACGTTTTCTCTGTAATCATTTCTAGTCACACCATCGATTGACCAATGTACAACAAATTTTTCATTTGACATTTTAGATAATTCACCTAAATTTTTCCAAAAATCCTTAGTTTTTGCTCCACCATTAGTTGACATCTCAATATTTTTTACATTTTTGCTAAAAATAAAATATTCTATTATAAGTTCTAATTCTGGATTTAACATTGGATCACCCAAAACACCGCATAATTTAATTTTAGTATTTTTCATATCTAAATTATAAAAATTTTGTTTGATCTGCTTTAATGATAAATTACCCTTAAAGTAAGAAATTTTTTTATTGTCCAATTTAGTTCTCATGCAATCAGAACATCTTGCATTACATAAAGATGACAATTCAATTTCTATAACATCAATTTTCATATTCTATGGTCTCAAATAATTTTTTCACATGCAAATCCCTCTCATAATTACTATTTTTCTGTGATATTATTTCATATCCCAATTCATCTATAGTGTGTGCATTAAACATTTTACTTATATCATTTTTTGATTTTGTTATGCACATCCCACACCCACAGAATGATTTTGGACAAGTAATAATAGGCGCCTTTTTAGCATATAATTTATCAGCTAATTCTTCTATAATTTTATCAAACTCAGATATTTTACCCAAAGGCGCAACATCTCCATTTAAATTTACCGCACATGTTTGGTGAGTATATACAGCATCCAATTCTGAATTTAAAAACAGAAAATACCAATTTACCATACAATTCCATCCAAAAAAATTTGTATCTGGTAAAAAATAAGAATCTACACCATCCGCCCTAAAACGTCTACCTCCACAACAAGGTCTACCAAGGCCTTTTTGACTTTCACCCGAATCCGCAACGTTTTGTCCTTTTTCTTTCCAAAAATTTCTGAACCATTTCATTTGATCTCTAGTATACTTATGCGCATAACCTAACTCTATTGCTTTCTCATCACTTTCTTCATCCCCAATGATTCTAGGTATAAATTTCACTCCATTCTTTTCCAATTTTTCACATACCTCTATACATTCATCAAAAAAATTTTTATGAAACATGACATTAACTTTAAAATTTTCTTTTAAGGCAATAGCATTTTCAACCACTTTAGACTTCATTGAAGAAGTGGCCTCACAGTGATATGAGAGAGTGCCTCCTGTCGTTAACTCCATGACCTGATTCAATATTTTAGTACCAAACCAACCATTCGTTGTCAATCCTCTACTAAAATCTGGATATTCATTTTTAATAAACTCTAAAAATTTAAAGAAATCTGGATGTATTGTCGGTTCTCCTCCCGTAAAACTTAATTTTTTTCTAGATGGAAATTTTCTAAAGGTATCATATAATTCAGCATATTCTGCCACATATCTCATTGATTCGCACAATGTTTCATAGTCAATAAATTTAGACGTTTTATTATTCCTATGAGGAGGACAATATGTACATGCATAAGAACATCTTCTACCCAAATCCCAAATTATCTGGTATCGATTAGACAAATCTTCAATATTTTTCATTTTAATCTTTTATCATATAAGGACATACTTGAATCTCATCTACCATCTCCAAACACTTATAAAAATTTATATTTGTATTTTTAGAAAAGTATAATTTTATTAATGACGTTTTTCCAAAAATATAATTCTCGTTGTGAGAGATGGTGAACATTTCATGTTTAGTGTTTTTATGTAATTCTATTTCGTGGTTAAAAAATTCAATATCTATTTCTCCATCGTAATAGGCAATTGTAAAATTTTCAAATTGAAATAATTTTATATTCTCTGGGTATTCCATTTCTCTCCAAATTTGGTCTCCACTTTTCATATCCAATTCTACCTATCTTTAGTCCATATCCGTCCAATACACACAATCTCACCATTTCCGAATCAAATATTATTCTTTTAAAATTTTCTACATTAAAATAATCTTTATAAAAATCAATTAATCTTTGATTACAATTTTCTTGAATTTTTAAAAAAGTTGAAGTGTCACACCACCAAAAATTTTTACAACCTTTTCCCATGGATTTTTTGCAGCTATAACTATCCGCAGTTATGAAACTCTCTTCATGTTCTATAAACTCTCTGACAGTCATTCCTTTATTTTTTCTATCAGAAAAATGATTGTCATTTTTAATGATAGTAGATGAACAAACAACTATTTTATCATAATCGTCAACTTTCATTTCCTTTAAAAAAACGAATTCATTCATTCTTTCTTGTATTTCATTAGTTCTCATTGTCCTAATGTCAACATCAGTTTTAAATCCAGAAAATTCATAAAAATTTTTTAGCAACATTTTCATTACTTCTGGAAAATAATCAGAGTATAATCCGTACAATTCTTCCATAGTATATTTCGTTTCAAAATTAGAATATATGTATACAGTTTTATGAAAATCCATAGAAATATAATTTGTAAGTAAATAATTTATGTCAAACCCGTCAAACATTTCTTCCCATATAGGTCGTTTTTCTTCTAATAGAGAAGGCATTCCTACAATATAAACTTTAGTTCTCATCTATCTATTAAATCCATTGAGCATAAAGCCATTCTGAAAACATCGTTAGATTCAAGTATTTTAATATTTTTTTTAATGAACATAGGTCTTTCTTTTAAAAAAACTGAATTTGAATAAGATTTGATGTGGTCATACGTATTTTCTAAATATTTTTTTGTATTTTTCATTCTTTGAATATGATCATTTTTGTGTGAAAATAAAAAATCTGTAGTCAATCCAGAAAGAGATGTTGATGAAAAATTCATCCTGTTTTGTTGAATCTTATTAATTAATTTTTCATTTGAAAAAGCAAATGCCTGACGAATACCAGTGAAAGAAAAAAGTTTAGAAAATGTTTTAGTAATAAAAACATTTTCGAATTCCTCACCAAACATTTGATATGTTCCAAAATCACCATAAGCCTCATCAATTATCACCAACTTATAATTTTCAATCAATTTCAATATCTCATCTTTGGACAATTGTTCACCTGTTTGTCCATTTGGATTTTCTAAATATAAAACATCTGCATTATTAGAAAATTTATAATTATTTTTTTTTGATATTAATTGTATGTGATTCCACGTAGGTAAACTATAGTATATTGTTTTATAATTAAATGTGTATAAAATTCTATCTATTAATTCCCATGTACCCAGGCCAATAACCAAATTTGATTTTTTTAAGTTATAGTGAGATGAAATAGAATCGTATACAGTAAAATCATCAGGAAACAAATGAATATCAAAATATATCTCATTTAAAAATTCATTAAATTTTTTATTAAGCACGGTATCATAACAGCAATTTTTAGATAAATCAATAATTTCTTTGTTAGAATTTTCGTTCTTTATTGTCCAGTCGGGTCTTGAAATACTCATAATTTTTTTCGCCTATAAATGTTCCGTTTACATCGCAGTTTTCACAAGAAATAATGCATTTTCTTTCACCCCTTGTAAGATGCATTCTCATTTTGTTTACATAATCGCTCAACCAAATATCTCTAAAAGAAGATTGCTCTAAATTACCTATGATAATTTTATATTTCCAGTCATTATTACAAAATCTTAAATTTAAATTGTAATCCACAACCGTTTTATAAAAAGGAAAATAACAAACCTTATTCTCAAATTGATTATCGACATGTTCTCTTTTCCTATTCGTATAATTTAATGGAAATTTAAATTGATTTTTAACAATAATATTTCTACCCCTTACCATTTTCATTTTTTTATCATAATTTTCATTCGAATCATATTCATTAAGAACCAGATAATTTAAACCATTATCAAATAAATGATCTATTATTTTTTCATTTTTTAAAATTCTATCACCATTAGTTATAAGATAAGGTTTATATTTTTTCAAATTATTAATAATACTGTAAACATTTGGATTCAATAAAGGTTCCCCATTACCAGAAAAAGCAAGAGTTCCTGTAAAATTTAGTTCATCTAATCTATCTTTTAAAATTATAGAATTTTCCACACTCATGTTTAAATTTAAATTAGGATAAAAAGATGATCTTGGACAAAAATAACATTTTCTATTACATAATTCGGTTATGTTGACCTCTATAGACGATAGACCATAATTATTTTCATTAAATTTAACACGTTCTTTTTTAAAATTAATATATTCTGATTCTATCATGGTATGAAATCGTGTATATCAAAACAAATACTATTATTAAAATAATTTTTATATCCTACATTATCTATTATATCACATTTCATCAATTTCATTTTTTTAACTTCACCATATATTTTAATGGCATTACCTTCTCCAATTCTTAAAAATTTTAATTTTTTTAATTTAGACAATACACTTATATCTTCTATTCTATTATTGATTATTGATAAAGCTTCTAAATTTTTCAATTCCCCTATTTCAGAAATATCAAAAATATTATTGTTATCTAAATTTAAAGATTTTAATTTTTTTAATTTTTTTAAAAAATTTAAATTTTTTATTTCATTATTATTACAGTCTAATTCTATCAAATTCTCAAACATAGAAATATTTTCTGGATCTTTTAACCCTATAGAATCTATACTTAAAACCTGCAAATTTTTAAAATTCTTAAATTGCAAAATATGGCCTACTGGATTACCATGAATCCATAAATACTCAATATTTTTATTTAAAATAGAAGAAAAATCGCTTACGTTATTACCACCCATCGATAACCAATATAAATCTTCTAAAACATCTAAAGACGATATATCCTTTATATTATTATATCCAATATCTATTTTTTTTAATTTTTTTAAATATCTAAAACAAAACGTATCTATGTTACAGTTATGCAGATATAGTTCTTCTAGATTTACCATATCATATAAAAAAGAAACATCCCTCAAATCCTCATCGGACACTTTGAATGTTCTATTTTTTTTAATTGTTTTTAATTCACCTTCATGCTTTTTAATTATTTGGTGGGCACTATCACTTATTTTTAAATCATTCACTAATTCCCAAATTTCCGGATTCACATTCTTAAATTTTTTACCCTGATATTCATCTAAAATATTCATACTTTCTATAAATTGATTCATTAAATTCACTGATTGATGATCATTTAATATAATATTATTAAATTGTTTTCTATATTCTATTTCATGGTGTGAATTAAATATTTCAATGTTAAATTTTTCTCCATTATCTGGAATTATCCATTTTTTTCTAAAATCTAGAGGTATCATATTCTGACGTAAAAATTCTGGAAATTGCAATTGCGCAGGAACTATCTTTATTTTCATATCCTCAACAAAATTAACTAAGTCATTAATTTTGTTGATATTCATAATACTAATAGTTGGGTGAATTTTAATTTCAAATTCCGTTTCGTCAATAAATTTCTTTAATGTATTGAGAACTAATTTCCAAGGTCTACCATACCTGATCACTTCGAATAAATTTTCAGTAGCGTCTATGCTAACATCCAAATATACTTTTTTCATCTTCTTCAAAATATTCATTCTATCTTTGGAAGGAAAAATACTACAATTAGTATTAATTCTTATAGTTATCTCAGATAAATCACATTGTTTTTCTAATAACTGTAAAAACCAGAAAAATCTAAAACTCAAAAAAGGCTCACCTCCCACTAATGCCACTCTTCTTATTTTACTCAAATCCGTTCTACCCAACAATTCCACAATTTTATCATGTCTTTTCTGGTTTGCAGTAAAATCTTGATAGTGATTTTCATCTATATCAAATAATTCAGGAATTTTACTTATCGCATCATTCCAGACACTACTTTGTCCTGGTCGACAAATTCTACACATAAAATTGCATTTATTATCTAATGATAATTCCAAATCTTCTAATTCTAATTCTTGATATCCTTCCTGTTTACAAATATCAATGTAATATTGTCTTTTGCTGATGTACCCCATTCTCTCCGCTTCCCAGCAATTTCGACAGCCTGGAAATCCATTACCTTCCTCCAGCAATCTTTCACGCAAATCAAACCAGGCATAACTTCTATGGATTTTATTCAGGTTTTTGACTTTATCAGTGAAAAAATTATCCCACGAAAAATTATCCAAATCCTTGTCGTTGAACCAGCAGCAAGGCCGAATTTCCCCATTATTTTGAGTGATTGCAATATGATTAGTTTGATACAAGCATACTAAATTTGAATTTTTCATAATATTAACTCTTTTAATGTATCATAACTTGATACATCTAAGGAAATAAAAAATTGATACACATCATCACCATAAGCAAAAGCATCATGCCATTTTATACTATCATGGAGATAAATTCTTCCGTCCTCAATATTTCTCTCTTCAACATAATTCTCATATCTTTTTTTAATATCATTCCATTGATTACCTTTTTCATTGTCATTCAAGTATCTAATTTTCATTTTTTCGGAATTCACAGTGCCCCATAATCTCAACCATTTTGTGGGATGATCCGTATCATAATGAGGTTTCAAATGGCCCATAGAATGCCATTTTAAAATGCAAGATCGTGTCATGTGTTTTTTTAAAACTCTTAAAGGTTCTAAAGATTTCAATTTCATCAAATCGGTGGGAATTCTAAAAGAGGTTTCGATCAATGCGTCTTCAGGTATATTTGAAAAACTTAAATTATTATAAAAATTAGTAAAATTTTCAGGTGTATCTTCATAATGATTGATAAAATACCATCTGTCTAAAGGCCAACAAGATGGTTCATCAACATTATCTAATTTACCGTTTAGATTCACAAGTGGTATAGCATATCTAGGAAATTCTTTAAATTTATCACCCCAAACTCTAAAAAAAGAATCATACTCTGTTATTTCTTTTAAAAAAAGCTCTTTATCTATCTTTATTTTAAGAGGTGTTAAATTTCTCAAATGAATTTTATAATAATCTTCTCTACTAATCATCAATTAATACTCCAACAATATGTAATCTTTTTTCCAATGATGCATTTATTGCTGTATGAGGTTTTGTTGTATCTAAAATATAATAATTTCCATCTGCGGGAAGTTGTAAAACCTTTTTATCAACAATGAAAAAACAGCTGCTATTTGTTATGATTGGAATATGTAATCTTTTGGTGGGATCTTGATGATATGTCAAACAAGTTTTAGGTTTCATTCTCATCAGTCTGGTTCTAACTAAATTCAATTCAGAGATGATTGAATTTATATAAGGCAAATCGAATAAAAAATATTTAAAATCACTCTCAGTGTGATTCATCTCTGATATTCTTCTAGAACCATAAAAAGGATCTTCACAACCTTTTACGGTTTGTAAACAAATTTGATCATCATATTCTGGAATATTTTCTAAATCATATAAAATTTTTTTTATGTCATACATATATCATGCAATGTCTGCCACATCTACGGTTTCACTTGAAATAACAGTTAATCCACTTTCCGAAATTCTCGTAGTAAAAGATTGCAAATATTGTAATGCCACGTCATAATGCTCTAAATGATGAAAATAGTATCTTAATTTAATATTACCCTCGGTTGTATAAGATGCATTGTTTTTCATATCAGAATAATATATTTCTTCACTTAAATATTTCGCCAAACAATAATAATAATTTATAAATGTAAATCCGCCATGCACACTTTCATCGTATGTTGAAAAATCTTGATGATCTGCAGTACCAGAATTGTAAAAATCTTCATATAATTTTTGCCCAGAATTTGCAATAAATACATTTTCCGCATCAGCAATCGATAGACCATCATATTGTTCTGATTTTGATAAAATTATTATTATTTCTTTTGCCATTATAGTCCTATTAATTTATTAATTTTTTTAAAAATTTTATAATGAGATTCCTCATTGGGATGATTATCAAATTTTGACAATCTATTGTATACTTTTTTGTCACTCACCACATTGTACCCTAATCCGCAAAAACCAAATGGATAACCAAACATTTCTATTTTATCATTAAATTTATGTTTTTGTATTTTTAAATATATATCTTTTTCATAAATTAATGGAGGAGGAGATGATTTTACATGAAATTTTTGCTTAATATCAGAATTTAATTTTTCAAAACAATCTACCATTTCTACTAAATCATCGTTCCATGGTTTTGGACCACTAATTCCAAAATATTTTATTTTTCGATTTTTACATATTTCCTGTAATAAAAATATACTTCTTAAATTATTCTCAATCATGTCATCAATATTTAAGTAATCATAAGGTAATCTATATTTATAATTATTGTTAAACTCGTTCAAATATCTTATATAAACACCTCCATTAAATGTCGAATCTAAAAAGTTAAATCTACTCCATTCAGTCCACATCACGATAATAAGATCATAATCATTCTTAAATATTTCAGATATTAAACTATTAACAATTTGTTCATTACTAGAACCTCGCAAGGCTACATTTTTCACGTAATTATTTTCACTGAAAAAGTCGGGCCATTTTTTTATCGATGAATTTTGAGTTTCGGTGAAACTACATCCTCCAATTAAAATTCTACTTTTCATGTCACAAAATTATTAAAAAATTTCGTGTGTTCATTACGAAAATGAATCATCATAAATGGCATGTTTAATTCTAAAAAAAAATTAGGTTCTAAATATAAGTTTGATAATATTCTAACATATCTTTTTCCATTCTTTTTGATGCTTGCATATTCTAATAGTGTGATATTTTCAATCAATGCTCTCTTATCCAATGAAAAAGCAAATTTTTTAAAATCTTGATTTTTAGTGATTAAAAAAGTAATATATGTCATCAAAAGTCTAACCAAATTTTATCGTAGTCAGTTTTTATGTAATTTTCATACCAAGGTCCGCCAAGAGTATAATGTAATGCAGAAGAATCACTATTATATTCATATTCACCAACTAACCAATTCCATGTTAAAGGTATACTACCTATATCATCATTATTTATCCATTTAAACTGATGTAAATCCATTAAATTCATATTCAAAATTTGATGCATAGATAAATTAAATTTATCTTTATTGAAAATCATCAAACTAGACCAATTTTTACAATGATAATTGTTATTGATTTTGTTATTCATTTTTATATCAGTATTGGAAACATAATCGTGTTTACACAAATAAACTATTTTATCATCGCTTAAATTACTCATTAATTTTTTAGGATTTTTTAAGAATAAAAAGTCATCGTCACAAAATGCAACCCACTTATTATCAGAACTATCCAAAAGAGGTGTTAAAAATCTAGTTCTGCTAAAATTATTAGTAGTGCTATCTTCCACATAAAGTAAAATTTTGTTTGTTTTAATATCATATCTATTGAGAGATTTCTTACATTTTTCATAGACAATAGGATAATCAATATTAAAACCTAACCAAAATTCAAACATTTTGTTTTATTTTTGAAAAAATAAAATATGTTAAAAAGGATACCAACAAAGTAGGAACAATTGTTTCAACAAAATTAATTTTACCTAGATCAATTGTGATTCCAGTAAATAATTTTGATTCTTTAAAATGAACAAAAAATAACCAAAATAAAGATGTTAATGAGCCTAAAATTATCGACCAAATAGCCGCATTTTTGTTATGTTGTCCTCTTACCATTGCAATAAGACTAGGCAATATACTACCTCCAAGAAGTGAGAAATATACTGCTGTTGATCTTGAAATGAAGGCCGGTTGATTTTCGTTAATTATACTCATCAATATAGCAAAAAATATTACCAGTAGCATCGATATAATTCCCATATTTTTATTTTCTTTTTTTAACAAATCATTAGATACTGTGGTAGATAATAAATGCATTAATGAATTTAGTGTAGTAAATGCTGCTGCCAAAATTGTGACAAATATGATCATACTCATCCAAAAAGAATAACCATCATTAATCCATTGAGGAATTATATTGTCTATTGATCCTGCATACTGAACTGCCGTTTGTGAATAATTTGCATAATAATATGCATTTGAAGAAATTCCAGCAATAAAAAAAGATCCAATAACAACAAAAGGTATGACTACACCATAAGGAGCAATTTTTTTAAATGATTCTTCACTTTTAGAAAGCATAAATCTAGTTTGCATTTGTGGAAGAGCAATTAAACCAACTGGGATAGTAACACATAATAAAGAAAATTCAAACAACCAACCTTTTGATAAGAAATCAGGAAAATCAGTGAATCCTGTGAATCCTATACTCTTGGTAAAACCTATCAATTTATTTTCAGAATTATCAAATGCCATTCTAAGAAAATCCAAGTAATCTATTGGAATGATATGATTAAAAATAGTATACACCAACACAATTGTCGATCCGGCAATTGTTATAAGACCTAAAATGGTATCATTTTTTACTACAGTTTTCATCCCTCCATAAAATATAGTTGAGAAAACTAATAATGAAAAAACGGTTAAAGACATTAAATAATTTAATCCAGTTGTTGATTCTATGAATTTACCAACCCCAATGATAACTGCTGTACAATAAAAAGGTATTAAAATTACTGTCATAAATGCCAGTAATTTTCTCATCAAAGCAGAATCATAGTATCTAGAAATCAATTCTATGAAAGTTTTAGCATTCATTTCTTTGTTCAATTTATAGACTTTAGGACCGATATAAATTGTTGATAAATAAATTGTCATTAACATAAAAAAAGGTAATAAAAATGCAGAGTATCCAAGCCAACCTGCCAACCCTCCAAATCCAATTATAGCAGATGTTGATATAATGGTAGCTCCATAAGATAAACCTACCATTATATTTTTCACATTACTAGTCAAGTAAAAACTTTCTGTTTCAAATTTCATCATAAAATGCCTCCATTGGTTCACTTACTTGAATTAAAAAACCATGTTCATTTAAAAAATCTAATGTTTTTTTTCTTAAAACCAACATATTGTTATATTCAGTCCAATCATAATATCTTTGTGTTAAAACAATTATATTTGGTTTTATAAAAGTCATGGAAAAATACTCTTCACCATGTTTTTTTGCGATATTAAAATTATATTCTCTAAATTTATTAATATCAGGTCCTTCATCTGGTAAATAATTTTTAGTTATCCAAGATTTAATCTCTTCTTTATTTTCAAATGTTCTCCATGGACATTGAATTATAATATTAACAATAATCATAAAAAATTATAAAACCTTTCCTTTCCATAAAATTTTTCTCCTAAAAATATCGCATAATCTACATCTATATCATATATATATTGCTCAGTGTACCAAATAGTACCAGTTCTAATAGTGAGATTATTAAAATAAGGTGAAAAATTTTTAGGATTATTTAAAAATTTTGCCAACCTAACGCTAGCATTAGTACCGCTCTTATCATCGACTGAAATATTGCAAGACATAATTACATTGTAGTCGGGTCTAATTCTATTGGCATAAAGAGTCTGTATTGAACCATGTAATTTTGGCAACCAAGATAAATTTTCTAATCCTATACCTTTTTGTCTAATATTGCAAGAATTTGTTACTACAGATCTTGTTTTAATTCTATATGTATTGTCAATCCAATTTGATGTATCCTCTAAACCAGAAAAACAATATAATTCTCCTTTGTAAAAAGTAACCAGAGCAAGGTCTAATCTTTCTATTTTGAAAGATTCTAAATCTGAATTATTTCTATATCCTTTGCGTTTCCAAAAATCGAGCCACTTTATTAAATGTTTCTCATGTTTTAATTTATTATATATTTGCGTATCAAAATCTTCAATCATAAGATGCGGTTCTTACCAATTTATTCATATGATTAACTTCTATTTTATCAACTTTTTTAACAACATTTACAATTTTATTATCAGAAAAAAACCAATCAGACAACGTAGATTTAACTAAATTTTCATCCGCATCACCCTCATAATATAAATGAGGTTTTTCATCTTTTATCTGTAAAATTACACGATTAATGTTATTAAAGTTATCTAAAATATGTTGCTCAACAGCTTCAGGATTTATTGTTGAACATCCCTGTAATTTTAAAATGTTCTTTTTTCTGCCTATTATTTCAAAATCTTCGGTGAATAAATCACCACTCTGCCAATATTCACTCTGTGATTTCCATTTTACAAACAGTTCGCCATCATCTCCAAAATAATAATCCACAAAAGGACTTAATCTAATGCCAACTTTTCTCTCATGACTTGAATCTGTTATGGAAGGAGGAGCTTCAGTTGAACCATAGTCCATTTTAAAACGTTTTACACCTTTTGAAATAACTTCAGTTGCCATATTTTCAGGTATTAAATCAGCTCCACATGCGATTGTATTAATAGTCGATAAATCTGCTTCTTTCCATTTTCTAGTCTTTCTCATTACTCTATATACCGAAGGCAATATAAACATATGAGTTGGTCCACTGATCATAGTATCAACAAATGTTTTAGGATCAAATTTTTTAATTCTAATTTTACACCCAGATATCAATGCCGGTAAAACAGAAAGAGCAGGAAAACCAATTGATGTGGGAGGTAATGTATTATTAAGAATATAAGAGTCTTTATTATAATTATTCTGTCTAGCAACCTCCTCCGCAACCTGTTTCATCACATTGTAACTATGAACTATTTTTTTTGGTTTTCCAGTACTACCGCTCGTATTGTATACAAACTCGTCTTTTGAATTAAAACGTTTTATTATATCTTTGACTTGGTCTTCAAAATCATCTATTTCAAAATTTTTCAATGTTGTCATTTCTCTCTTTCCAATTATTGAGGTTTTTATAATAATATGCCAATGTTGCCCATAATCCTGATGGAAAAATATATTTCATTTCCGAAGTTCTATATCTATAATAATGCCATAGTTTTTCAGTATATTCATCTTTAGATTCTTCGAAACTTTTCCAAAAAGGAGTATGTCTTCTGTGAGATAAAACATACTCTGATACTATAAAATCTAAAGCATCATTCCATATATTGTTCATTTGTTTATTATATATTTTTTGAGACTTATTTCTCTTTAAACATTCCACCAATTGTTCAATACCACATTGTGTCATGAACAATGTAGTAGATTCCAGAGGATCAACAAAACCAGCAGCTGCGCCAATTGAAACAACATTGTCAGTCCAAGGATTTTTTAAAACTTTTGGTTTCCATTTAATTAATCTAGGTTCTTGGAGAATCTCATCATCTTTGAGCATATTTTTAAAATCTTCAAGGGCCTTTTCTTCACTCAAATATAAATCAGAGAACACATAACCAGTACCTATACGATTTCTTAAAGGTATTTCAAATTGCCAACCATAATCCCTAGCAATTGAATTTGTATATTCAGTGATGGTACCGGGTCTAGTTTTTATGTTACTAACCCAACATCTATTCATAATATGATGCTTGCTGATTTTCATTTCAGTCAAATCTTTTGAAAATTGAGATCTAAAACCAGTACAATCTATATATAAATCATACCCTTCAGGAAGTGATTTCAATTGCTCATTTATAATCGTAACATTTTTAGTGGATTCTCTAACTATTCTTGCATTTTCATAAGAATCGATGTGATAAGCATGTTCTATCCATTCATTAGGATTTTTAATATGATCATTATAGATATCATCTCTTATTTCTCCTCTCATCCATTTATCAAAGATTTTATCATTATCATACCAAAAAGTAATTAAATAATCCATAGATTTTTCGTAATCCCAACCTCTATGATTATTTCCGGTTTTTATGACAGCCGTAGTTCCCATCCAAACTTCTGTTGGTAAATCTAGTTTATCAAAAAATCTTTTTATTTGCGGTATACAAGATTCTCCTACTCCTATAACTGGAATTTTTTCCGTTTCATATAAAGTAATTTCTACATCATCTAGATTTTTTTCAAAATATGCAGCAGTCCACCAACCAGAGTGTCCTCCTCCTATTATACAAATTTTCATGTGTATCCTATAAAATTTTTAAACTTTTAAATTGTATCAAATCTTTCTCATCATTGACCATTGGTTTACCCTTAATATTTAATGATGTATTAACAATCATGGGACAGTTTGTTTTTACCTTCCACTTTTCTAATAATTCTCTTAGATTTGTTTCACGATCAACAATTTGTAATCTTGTCGTACCATCAATATGTATAGCCGAAGGATATTTTGTAATAGTTTTTTCTTTTGCCTTAAAAACACAATTCATATATGGACTTCTTATACCCGAATCATAATACCATTCATCCACATCCTCCTTTAATATCATAACCCCAAAAGGTCTGAAAAACTCCCTGCCTTTCAATTCATTCAATTCATCTTTTAGATGTTCTCTTCTAACATCACCAAAAATAGATCTATTACCCAGTGCCCTAGGTCCAAATTCAGATTTACCTTTTGCTACACCAACAATAGTGTTTTCGACCAAATTGTAGATAATATCATCAACTGGATATTTACCAACAATCTCATATCCCAAATAAGGAGTAGAAGATATTTTCTGTTTCGTAGAAGAAAGCACACAACCTATGGAAGATCCACCATCACCGGGATTACATGGTATGTAAACATTATCAAATTTATTTAAAAACCTATTCGCCTTAACATTTAAAGCACACCCTCCTACAAATATTAAGTTACCGTTATAATTAGGATTTTCAATTACTTCTTTTAAAATTTTCTGAAAAATCTCTTCATATAAAATTTGTGTAGAGGCAGGTATATCATTTTTATCAAAATTTTCTAAATCTATTCCAGTGTGAAAATTAAAATTATTATTCCATAAACTTCTTAAATATTCTGTTAAAATTTTATTTTCTTTAAAAATTGAAGAGGCGCCCATCATAATATATTCTTCCTCATTCGGTTTCCAACCTGCTGATTGTGTACAGGCAGAATACATTAAACCCAATGATTTAGGATAAGACCAATTTTTTAATTTTGTGATATTTTGAGTATCAGATTTCCATAGTGTCAATGTATCCCATTCTCCTATAGCATCAATCACTAAAATCAAAGATTCTTCAAAATCACTTGTGTAATATCCATAACATGCATGAGAATAATGATGATTTATGTACTTAACTTTATATTTTTTAGAAATTTCGGGATGCTTGACGGTCAAAGTTTCATCTTGTTTTGAAAAATGTCTTCTCTGTGCCTTTAGGTAAGGATCTTCATAAAAAAATATTTGATCCGGTTCACCATATTTATTTAGAGCATACTTCAACAATTTTTCAGGTATTTCTTTATCATTTTTAATACCTGAAAATCTTTCAGCATCAGAAGCAAATAATAAATTAGCATTTTCAAACACGGAAAGCGCACCATCATGCGAACCAGAAGTAATTCCCCATTTAATCATTTTCTACCCAAATTTATTTATTAGCTGTTCTATTAATTCTGAATTGTTTTCTCTACAACAATTGATATAATCTTTTTCTCTAACTAAAATTTTTTCATATGTTTTTTTATTTAACACAACTTTGTATTCTATTTTTTTTAGAATTTTTTTAAAATCTTCGGGATTTAAATTTATAAATTTTTTTATTTCCAAAATCAACATATTCATTCTAGTAATAATATCATCCTGTCGATCAAACTCGTAATTAAACACATCATCATATATAAAAAATCCTAATTGTTTGAGTTTTACATTTTGGTTTTTTGCACCTAATATCAAAAAAGGTTTACCATAATAAATGGACTTCCATGTTTTCTCAGTGTACATTACACTATCTTCACAATAAGATTCGCATACAATGTTTACATTCGACTTTAAAAATTCTATTGGAACGTAATGAATTAAATCCTCTAAAATTAATTTATCATCCTCATAATAAAATTGACTAAACTCTGATAAATTTTTATTTTTTGCACAAGATATTTTAAATGGATTTGTTTTATCAGAAATAATATTTTTTGATAATCTGTGATAATCTAAATCATTTTCTAACATACTATTTTTTTCATCAGTATGAGATAATGAATATTCAAAATACTTATAATTTATTAAATTATTCAAAAAAATTAATCTATAATTTTTAGGCTTTGAAATTAGACATATAAAATTTTTATTTATTTTAAAATTTATTTTTTTAGTTTTATCAATTATCAAACTATTGTAACTAAAATTCAATCTTTTCATAAATTCTTTTTCTAATAAATGACCTGACATGTCTTTAATCAAAGTAGAAAAAGGATATATTACTATGTGAATTTTTTTCTTTAAATTATTTTCTTTTAAGTATTTTTCGTATAATTCTATTGCAGATAAATCAGCGGTGACATAATATACATCGTTATCAAAATTTTTAAAAAAACCTGTTAATACATCTATTACGTTTCTTCCGTATTTTTGTATTGGCCAGAAAGCATCAGCTTCTATATAGTCAATAATCAGTACTTTCTTATCAGTTGTTAGCACATGTTTGAAATCTTCAAAAAATTTTTCCGAATGAATCTTAAAATTAAAATTTTTCGTAAGATCTATTATTTCGTACATGATCAAAAATCAAAATCAAATTCATTTCTAAGTTCAATGAATTTATCAATCCAGTTATCTCTTTTTTCCATAAAAACTTGAGGTTCATTTTGATCAACTGCAATAATAATAGCAATGTTGGATATAGGGATCGCTGTCATTTCTTCCCACATCACCGAATATCCAGATCCTTGCATAAAATAATTGTCAATCCATTCTTTCTTTTTAGGTTTTGATGATGTTTTAAAATCTATGATACATTTTTTACCTCTGAACTTACCAACACAATCAACTCTACCTGCTGTTTTTAAATGATGTGAAAATAATGTTGTTTCTTGTGTATATACAATTTCAATATCATCTAAAATATTTTGAATAGATTTAAACATTTCTATATTATCAGGAGTATATCCTTCAAAAATATTTTTTTCATTGTTTAAGTAATCTTCGCATAATTTATGCACCTTCGTTCCTCTGCGAGATGCTTTGGTTGATATTTTATTCGCTTCTTGCTCACCTACTCTTTTTCTCCACTCGTAAATGGATTTTTTATTATAATTTGATAATACAGTTGTTATCGATGGATATTTTTTTCCATCAGGTGTCACATACAATCTCTTACCATTTACAGTTATGCTTTGTAATTCAATATCTTCTAATATATTTTCATGCTTAAACATTTAATCATAAACCTTCACATTATTACCAAAGTGTGCTTTTTTAATTTCTTTGAGTTTATCGTTAAATGCTCGGTCAGGTTTTTTCAAACCTTGTCTCATAGCATCACCTACAAAAGGAGTGGAAACTTTAAGTAATATTTCACATTGAGATTCTATTTCTTGACAGTAAGTAGAAGGTGCTGTGCAAGGTTTATTTCTCTGATCAATAGGTAATATTTCTTCGAATTCTAAACCACACGTTTTGCAATAATAATCATAAGCTGGCATATTTTCCCCTAAAATGTCATACAAATTCCATAATTAAACTTATTTGATAAATCAAAAAATGTTTTTTCTATATCATCAAAAAATATTTTTACGTATCTTGAATCTGGTCTTGGAATAAGTTCAATCCATTGATTGGAACTCAAAGGAACAAATTCAAAGTGTTTTTTCTCAAAAGTAGAATCGTATTGTTCTATTTTTATGTTTTGTGAATAAGAATTAGAATTACTAATATTTATTTTACTCACTCCTTCATACATATAAGGTATAATTATAACACCATCTATATTGGAATTTAAAAGCACTACAGTATCAACTTTATCTCTAAAATCAAATTTCAATCTACCAACGTCAAAATCATCTTGTTTAAAAAACCCTAAATTCTTTATTTTTTTACCCTTGAACATTATTTTATATTGCTGTTCCAGTGATGGTGATCTAAAACTCTCATATTCTTCTAATGATAAAACGGAACACATAGAATCAACTGCCGCATTAGTTCTGGCAGAAAAAAATTCAGTTCCCATACCATCATCAAAATATTGATATGCGACCAAATCATATCCATCGGATTTTAAAAGTTTATAGTGAACGTTTAAAGTTTCTACTACGTCTAATCTAACATCGTAATTCACATAATGAATAAATTCTATCCTTTGATTTTTTGCCAATGCTGTAGAATCATTTAATAACATATGATGAGCATAACCGTGATATAACTGGTTTCTCATCAATCTTAAATTTTTATCACCTCTATATGTCCAGGTATTCCACCACCATGAGCTTTTTGAAAAATCTGTGTTTATTTCTTTGTTAAAAATAGGATTATTTTTATTATAAACAACATAATCCACATAATCATAAATTTCTAAATCAACGGGCAAATGTGTTGCATATATAATACAACAATCCTTAAATTTATTTTTTAAAAGTTCTAGCAATTCAATGAGCATAACTTTTTTAAAAAAATTATTACAATGACCATTCACGACAATGGCACGGTCTGGAAAAGTTTTATTGATTTTTTCAGTTTTTTCAATTATCTGTCTCATTTCATCCTAATAATATATAAAGTCATATGAAGACCAAGTTTTACATTCTCGTATATAATCATTAGAACTATAAAATATTTTATTTTGTTGTTCTATTATAATGTCTATTTCAGATACTATCTCCGGCAATAAATCATCAATTAAATCATAGTGTTTATCAGTTATTTTTGAATGGATTGATGGATTTGAAATAAATGCTCCTGAAGTCATAATCATCTCATACTCAGAAGTATAATAAGGTTTAACAATAATTTTGTCAATATTATTTTCATTATTTTCTTGCATCTTTACAATATTTTTATTTCTATTAATTCCTTTCCCTCTATGACAAATCAATGATATTGTGTTATTCTTCTTTTTATGCTTGGAATATACTTCATCTAAATTAAAATCATACAAAACATCTCCATGCAGAAACACAAAAGGTTCGTCATCAAATTTATAGTGCATATTTTTTAACGTTTTTGCAGTTCCAACAATTTTAGGTTCTCTGTGTAAATGTATAGGAATACTTGATTTATATGAATCTAATTTCATCTTTAATTGATTATGTCGATAAGAGGAACTAATAACTATACCTTCGACATTGAACTTGTGCAACCAATCCAAATTATGATAAAGAATCGGTTTTCCTTTTATCGGCAACAATGACTTTGGCATCATATCTGAAAAGGGACGTAATTCTGTATTTATTCCAGAACAATACATTAATACTTTCATCATTCTTCCTTTTTCTTCCTAGAAAAACGCCCTTTAGTATCTCTTTTAAGTTTTTCTTGGGGTTGACTAACAAACTCCGGAAATGCTTTATGACAAAATTCATGAGTTATATTTTTATATTTCTCATGTAATTTTTTATCTTTGCATAGTGATATATCCTCAGCCTCATCAGATCCTAAAGAATTTAATAATTGTATCCACAAAGTTTCTCTCTTCAATTGTGTAATATTTTCAGGAGATGATCCTTCAACAAATAAATACATCTTTCGTATTTCATAATTTAAAGTTGCGCCATCATCACCAGAAGAATTATTGGGAAAATAGTTATTCTTTGGTCTAAATTCACCCTCTTCACCAAAATTTAAATCTGGACTACCTTCTGGTAATAAAAATTTTACATTTGGATTAAAATTGATATTGATCATTTCTTTTACCGCTATTGTAGCGTTTTCTCTAATATACTGCATTCTAGCATCATCATCTTTGAAACTATTTGCAGTTTTTAATATGTCACTAGTTATTCTAGACGGCATTATTACTCCTAAAATTCATTTAAATTTTCCATTAAATTTTTAAGACGATTTTTAACAAAATAGTTGAAAAGTTTTCCTCGTCCCACATCTTTTTTATTTACATACGTATTGATAATTTCATCATATAGTTTTGTCGGTATTTTAGTTAAATCTATTAACATTTCATTTCTGCGGTAATTTCTCAACATTTCACCTTCACAGAATTCTTCAGGATCAAGTTCAAGCCAAACACTTAATTTTTTAGAAGATAATGGTTTTTGACGTTTATTGTCTGACACAAAAGCGTCATCATCTGATAAAAAATTAGGAACCCCATCACTCGTATCTCCACGCATTATATGTTCTTTGAGAAATTGCTTAGGATTACTTGTTTTGATGAATTTTTTCTTTAAAGGGGAGTATTGCTTAACATTTTCAAATTTTTGAAGTTGCTGAAAATCCTTATCACTGGATAAAATTAAAACAGGTTCAGGTTCTTCAAACAGACCATTCATCACTTTGTTTTCACTAGTATATATAGTTAATGCGGAAATGATATCATCTGCCTCAGCACCATCCAAATGAAGAACCTTGTAAGGAAAGTATTCATCAAGTTCTTCACGAATTAAGTGTAATATTCTAAACAATTCATTCCAATCAAATTCGGATTTATCTCTAGTTGTTTTACGACTTGCTTTATAATGTTCAAAATAACCACGGCGCCAATTATTAGATCCATCGCAACAAATAATCAGATCACCATATTCTTCTTTAAATTTTTGATTATACATTCGAATGGTATTCAATACAAGATGTCGAATAAAATCAACACCCATATCTTTAGGATTAGTCATCACATTTGCGATAACAATTTGAGAATAATCAAGAAGTATCATAATATTTTACCTATATGTTAATCTTTCAACAGAACCAATTCCCTGTAAATTTACATTAAAAGAAAAGGAGATTCTTTTAGTATTTGAATTATTGGGAATATAAAATTTATCAACACCATGAAAAAAGTAAGATCTGAAAAGAAGTAAATCACCAGATTTCACAGAAACACAATCTTTATTTTCATAATACGATTTAAAATCCTTTCTTAATATATCCAAGAAGTTTCCTACAACAGGCTCAATGTCATAAAAACAAATAGAATCATTTTCAATTGTTTCATAATAATAGACACCAGAATATATACTATTCTGATGAGAATGTGTTTCATGAAAATTAACACTTTTATCAAAAATATTGATCCAGTTTAAAGGTATCGAATACGATTCATATTTTACTTTTTCACTTAAAAGGGTGAAGTTTATACAATCATTCAAAAAATTTTGAAAATTTTTAGGATATAAATCAAAATCAAAAATTTTTTGATATTTAGGTTTAGGATTAAAATTTTGATTCTTATCTGAAAGAATATTCAAAACCAACTTTTCTAGTGAACTATTTTCATCATACTCAAATTTAAAAATTTCTTTTGGTAGAATTTTTATAGTTTTCATTTAAAAACACGTAACAGTATAGTTTCATTATTAATTCTTCCAGTTAATGTTTGTTCTTTAGATTTAATAGATTCGAAAAATTTGCGTGTAGAAACTTTTGGACCTTTCAATATCAAATTCAAAACATCTTCAGGTTTTCTTATTGTTTTTTGAACAGATTTTTCTTTATCAAATCCTTGAATACTACTTCCTTTAACAGTTAGCCCATCGGATTGCAATGAAGTATAAATTCCTAATTTTCTGTATTTGACATTGAAAACCCAAAGTACAGAAGCTCCAATGATTTGAGTTGAATCAATAGATTTTATCTTGTATTCAGAATCTTCAATTTTACAATTTAATTTAGAAACTATTTTATCCACAGTAATAGGTTTTTTCTTTCTCGGTTTTCTCTGTTTATTTTGATTTGAAGAATATCTATCACAATCTCCAATCAAAGTATTCAGAAAATCCAAATATTTTTTACGTTGACTTTTTTTAAGATGACTATATGCTTCTCTCAGATCATCATCCACTTCAATATTGGAAATTTCTTCGAATAAAGGCTTAAATTCCTCACCTATTTTTTTCGCTATAAGTCCTTTAACATTTTTTTGCTTCAACCATTCATAAACATTTAAATTTGTTTTAAAACCATTATCATAGAAATCATCTAACTCACCTTCAAGTTCACCGCACAAATTACTGACTTGAGATTTGATATGTTCTTGAATTGACTTATTGTCAACATCTGATGGCTCATTCTGAACATTAGCAGAAACAGAAGAAAAACTAATAGCTCTAGTTTTTATACAATAATCTATTACAAGATTCATTCTAATAGTATAATTTTCAGGAATAATTTTTTTATAACCTCTATTATACAATCTAGAAACAAATCCTGCAAATTTTAAATTTATAATATTTCCATTTTCAATTTCAAGTCCTGATTTATGCCAAGATAAAGATTTTACCTTAGCGATATTTTCTTTAGTATAACCAGAATTTTGCATATATTCAAGCAACCATTTTTTTGATTGTGAAGAATCACAAAAATCAGAGTACCATTTCATACATTCCGTAATATCTTTTAACGTAGATTTTTCATCTAAAACTGGTTCATTTTTTTTACGGTTTGAGGATACTGACTCTCTAATAGCCTTACTATTTTTTCTCACCATCTTACTTTTCACTATCATGGTCCATCTCGTAAATCAAATTATCTAAAAATTCAATCCATTGATTGATTCTTTTATCCCAACAAAAGTTATTATGACTGTATTCCACCTGAATGTCAAGATTTTTTTTCATAGCATCTGAACCATAATCATCCATGACATTCTCTAAATTATCTGCAAATGCTTCGGCATGTTCAACTTTATTCTCATTATACTGATTCATATAAGCAAATTCGCCACAAGTTTCAGGCAACGCCCCCCAATTAGATGTGACAACAGCACAACCTGCGCTCATTGCTTCCATAGCAACCCGACAAGACGTTTCTTGCCAAGTTGAAGGATATGCCAATATATGTGCTTTCTTATACGCTTCACGTACAACACTATAAGGTTGTGATCCCCAATAAGTGATATTTGGATGTTCATTGCATATTTCAAAAAGTTTCTCAAAAGGTTTATCATTCTCAGGCCAACCGTATAGTTTAAAACTTGAATATACATCTAAATGCCAATCGTCACGTTCTAACATTGTCAAAGCATATAACAAAACATCTAATCCTCTTTGAGGTGTTGATGCATATATCAAATTTAATTTATCTGTTTTTTCCTTTTCATGTTTTTCTATTGGATCTATAGCATTTTTAATAACAACACTCTTTGAGTATGGAATTTTTAAATAAGTATTAAATTGTTCCATTTGCCAATGGCTAACAAAAATAAGTTTTTCAAAAATGTCTAATGATTTCGAATCTTTCAATAAGGAGTGTGCAGGATCTAGTGCAAGATCATGTAACCAATACAATTTTGGTTTATCTTCATCTATTTTCATAACTCTTGACACTATTATCTGGAAAGCATCTTTATATTTCTGAGGTAATCTTCGAAAAAGTTCCATTGTAACAAGTTCGGTGCCGCCTAGAGAATTTTCAGCAGGATTACCTTCTTCATGTTGAGGAATTTTCACATCTAAATCTTTTATCATTATGTTATTCCTTGTAAAAAATGTGTTTGTCAATTGACACTGTTTTTGCGTAAACTTTTGACCAATATGGTCTTTTTATATAATTCGTATGATAATGTGTTGAGCCATCAGTTATATCTGGAATTTTTTCACGATTTACATAAAACCATTTTGCTAATTTTTGTGTTTCCTTCCAAACAGGACCATTAAAAGGAATGTCTGGTTTACCATCACAATACCAACTAAATTGGCAACGATTTAAAATTGGGTTGTTGTGAAAATCTTTTCTAGAATCGTGAACAACATCACAAATGGTATTAGGGAAATTCTTGGATATTGTTCTATTATATGTTACTAATGCAACAGCAAGTTTACCGGCAGTTGATTCCACCGCAGCCTCAAAATATATATTTTTTGCCAGACAATGAATTTCATCCTTCTCATTAACTGAGAATGATTGCATTTTCTTTTTTTGAGGTTTTTCTACCACTACAATATTTGCAGTCCCTACTGATTCTAGAAATGAAAAAATAAAAACAATTACTAAGAAAAAAATTTTTCTCATGTAATTCTCCGATATATATAAAAATTTATTTTTTATCACTAAAAAATTATTATTATATTTATGCGACATTTTTAACTAAAGAATTTAGTTCATTGCTCTTGTTCTTCACCCAAGTATGAAAAGATTCGATACTCTTTAAATTAACCTTTTTATTAAATTCATTCAAAGGAGAAGATGTCCAAGTAATCATAATTGCTCTAGAAGAAAATATTCTCACATCTCCGTTTATTTTATCAACTGTTCTAAAACTAAAGCCGCAGTAATTGGCACCAAATTTTGTTTTCGCCTTGTAAAAACCTAAACCTACGGTATCATTTAAACCGTAGGCATAAATTAGATCAAATAAATGATCTCTTTTCATTGATGATGTTAAATTGAAACCTTGCAAATCACAACATGCTTGAAAAACATTTTTCATCATAAAACCATTATAAAATATTAAAATTAGGTGGGTGATTTTTGATTCTTCTCGTTCTTCTCAATTTCTAAAACTTGACATTGTGCTATCGACCATTCGATATCTTCTAGACATACATCTAACTGAATCAGAGATTTTCTAACCGATAATAAGTTTTTTATCAATTCATTTCTTGCAGGAGATTTAGGCAAATTTGCTATCATCTCTTTTGCCATACGAATTAGTATGGGTCCTTGCTCTAACATTTCTACTACATCTTTAATTTCCTTCTTCGTCATATTGTTTCCTATTATGATTTCTTAGATCTTGATGAATATTATTCAAAGTTTCATCCGATAAATAACTCAAAAAAGTAGATTCTCTTATATTTGAAAAAATTTTTTGCACTAAAAACCCCAACATAAATGCGATTATTTGTGCCATTATTGCGTATTCTTGAATCATTGTTGCCTCATGTGAGTTATGTTAGGAATATTTATGATTTGATGAGAAGTGGTGGACCCTCTCGGACTTGAACCGAGAACCTGCCGATTATGAGTCGGATGCTCTAACCTATTGAGCTAAGGGTCCTCAAATGGCGTTCCGACCAGGAATCGAACCTGGAATAGAGGATTAGAAGTCCACTGTTATATCCGTTTAACTATCGGAACACTGACTGAAATATAATGATAACAGATTAATCTTTTTTTGTCAATACACTTTCTTCTATTTTCACTAAAGTTATTGTCAGGGTTTTTTTATTGAATTTAGAATTTTCCATTAAATATTCTCTCTCTTCAATTATATCAGATCTTTCCCAGTCGAAAATTTGAAAGGATTTAGTTTTACCAATCTCTTCATTATTATGACTAATCATCCAATAATACAAGGTTGGCTTCATAAACCACTCTCGGGTTTCTCCCATGCTCCGTCTCCCAGGTTTTTATGTAATTAAAAAAACTAAAACATTTTTACTATATCCGAAACTTTCTTATAATTACTGATTATATTATCCAATGAATCTCCATCACGATATGCCTGTTTATCTAATTGATTATTTTTATCACCCATAGGCCATATTCTCCAACTGTCGTTATCAATAACATCTCCAATAATTAATTTACCATGATCGAAATCATAACCAACTTCTAATTTTAAATCTATTAATTCTATATCAAAATCATTAAATCTTTTTTCTAGTAAATGAAAAACACTTTTTATCAATTCCATAATTTCCAAATATTCTCTAACATTAATTATAGAATCTATTTGTAACAATTTTTCTTCTGTTGGTTTTTTTGCTGAATATAAATCATATTTAAATCCTATTTTCGATTCATTATCTTGATTCTTATCTCTCCATTCTCCAAAGTTCCAAACCAACAAAGGATCTGTTTCTACAGGAACTGTCCATTCACCATTCTTCAAATAAAACTTTCTAGCCTGTTCTTCTGGAATCAATTTGGGAATATCCGTTATTGCATTTGAATCTTCATGTGATAAAACGGTAGGAATTAGTGCATACTTATGAAAAAATTCAACATGTGGAATGTAAAATTTTGTAGCTTCTTCTACATTAGGATATCTTTTTAAAAAAGAACCATAGGCTTTTCTTCTAATCACGCACTCATAAGGCAACATTTTGCATTGTTTTGCAACAAAACTAAAACTATCTAATTGTTTTACAAATGATGTTGGTATATTATTATCCTCTAAAAACCTAAAAATACTGCAAGTTTGATTTGTTTTATAGGAAGCAACACCAACATCATCTTTTTTTAATGCATCATTTGCAGTCAAAACATTTTTTGTTGTGATTTTAACTAAATTTTTATAATCAATTTTTTCATCAATATAAGATTCTAATATTTTAGTTTTTCCTTCTATCAGATGCACTAAATTTTCTTGATTATTCATCGATCAAGTCACTCCATATTTTTAGTTTTTGACGTTTTACTTGAGATCTCTTTTTTAATTCATTCCAGTTTGTAATTTTATGGTCTACTAATAATTCTAGCATACAATAAACATCACCAGCCTCTTCTAAAAATTTAATACGCTGTTCTTCCTCAATTTGATCGATAGTTTCATATTTGCGAACTATTTTACTACATCGTTGTGTAAGTTCTCCACACTCTTCTGCAGTAATTATCATCAATTGTTGTAGTTTATTGATGGGATTACCCTGCGATGCATTCATCATTTTTTCATATTCTTTATAGTATTTTCTAAAGCAATGGTCATTCTACTTAATTTCAACTCTACTTTTTTATATTCCTCATCATCACGCTTGAGATTTTTTAACATATGCTGATATTTTTCCACTGTTTTTTCAAATCTTTCGACAGCATTTTTTTGACGAAAATATTTATTTTTTTTCATATAAACACCTTTAATAATTAAGTAAATAAATTTGACACACTCTCATCATTATGTACTCTTCTAATTGCTTCAGCAAAAACATGATAAACACTAACAACTCTAATTTTATTAGTATCTTTGTTTATTGTTCTATCATAATGAATAGTATCTGTAATTACAAGTTCATCTAACTGTGATTCTAAAATTCTTTCCACAGCAGGACCACTCAAAACTCCGTGTGTGATATAAGCACTAACTTTTTTTGCTCCATTTTTTTTCAACGCACTAGCAGCATTTGATAGTGTTCCACACGTATCGGCTATATCATCAACTATAATACAGTTCTTTTCTTCGACATCTCCGATTACATTCATAACTTCTGACTTATTCGCAACCTCTCTCCTTTTATCTATAATTGCTAATGATGCGTTTAATGGTTTAGCAATACTCCTTGCTCTAGGTGCTCCACCAGCATCTGGTGATACAATACACAAATTTTCTAAATTCTTTTTTTCAATATCTTTGATAAAAGATTTTTTTGCATATAAATCATCTACTGGTATATTAAAAAAACCTTGAATTTGTCCAGCATGTAAATCCATAGTTATAACTCTATCAAAACCAGTTGTTTGAATCAAATCTGCAAGTAGTTTTGCAGTGATAGGTGTTCTACTTCTAGATTTTCTATCTTGTCTGGCATATCCATAGTACGGCACAACAGCAGTTATTCTTCCAGCACTTGCACGTTTTAAAGCATCTCCCATAATGAATAATGACATTATAGAATCACATGATGATAATGTCTGAACAACATAACAATCTTCACCTCTAACATTTTCTAAAATCTGAAAGTTTATTTCACCATCAGAAAATTTCCCTAAACTAGCATCAGTAAGTTTAATATCAAGATACTCAGAAATTTTTGTGGATAGATCAATATTACTGTTTCCGGATATGATTTTCATGTCTATTACCTTACCAAGATGATGAATAATAAATCAAGTCACCAGAATCTAATGACTTTAACATTTTATCAATACATTCCATATCATGAGTGTTTCTCCATTCTCTATCCTCATCATCTAAATACGACTCTCCAAAAAAGAATCCTTGAGTATCAGGCAATTTATCATTCTCAATATCTTCTTTAAGTTTCAAAACATCTTTCTTCATTAGAAAAACAATGTCATTGTTAAAACCTGTTTCACTCTCACCACCTTTATCATAAAATAAATTTTTCATCCAACCATGCAAATTAGGGTGTTTGCGCCAATAGCACAATTCACTACCCACACCATAAGGAATCATAATAGTAGGGTATCTAGTTATGTATTCCTTTAAATCAAAATCTACATCTTTATCATTAACATTTAGACTCATGGAATTAATTATAGTTTTTGTAAATTTTTCTAAATCAACAATATCCCATTTTCGAACTACTCTAACATACATATCTAAGCCCATAAAACCTCACATTTTTTTAGGGTGAATTTGAATCAGGAAACCATCATCATCTTGTATTATATCATAAGAATTAAATCTATTATCCATTACTATACCATATTTTTTAAAATAAAGTATAGTCACATATGAATAATTGTCATGCATATCTACAGCATCTAGAGTTTGTGTGGCATAATCTATACCTACATTATGAAGTTTATTGAATCTATAATAATCCAAGGACCAAGGAAATTCTAATTCCTCGTTTTTTATTCGAATTTGCATAAAGTTTTCCTTTAACTTTACCCTTATTATAGTTTTTTCCATTAATTATGTCAAGTGAATTTCCGCAATTTTTACAAATTTCTTCGGAATCATCATTCACATATCTACAATATATACAAATATTCATTTAAATTTCCAACCAAACTGGGTTTTTCAAAGACCAATCTACAACTTCTGATACTCTATCTGTAAATTTAATTTTTGGTTGCCATCCTAATTTTTGCATCAAACTACCATCTAGTGCATATCTCAAATCGTGACCCGGCCTTTGGGAGTGAAAATCGACCATTTCATATTTTAATTTTTTATTCTGCACATTGGCAATTATTGATGCAAGTGTTAAATTATCAATTTCTTCAGGTCCAACTAAATTAAATTTAAAATTTTTACCAACACCCACTGCATCATTGGTTCTATCGTTTACATCAACTTTAGCATTCATTAAAAAATGAACACCTTCTGCAACATCTTTTGCATGAATATAATGTCTAGATCCCGCTACAGTTTTTTCAGGATTTGAATGGACTGTAATATGCTCATCATCTCTAACTTTTCGAATACACATTGGTATATATTTTTCAGGATGCTGTCTTTCTCCAAAAACATTCATCGTGTGTGTAATATAAGTTGGTATTTTATATGTATTTTCATAAGCAACAACCATTTCCTCAGCTCCTGCCTTCGATGCACTGTATGGATTTCCAGAATTGTATCGATCCCATTCTTTAAATTTTATTCCATTCGGAGCAGGACCGAATACTTCGTCCGTGCTAAAATAAATAAAACGTTCTAAATTGTCAATTCCTTTAGCAAAATCCAAGAGATTAACAGTCCCGACAACATTATCCATTACAAATTCCATCGGATATTCAATGCTACGATCAACATGTGATCCAGCTGCCATATGAATAATGTAATCTATCTTACCGATATGTGAAGATATTTGAGAATTTATGGGAGATTTCAAATCATGCCAAACAGTTCTCACTCTTTTTCTTTCAGAATTATTTTTTAATATGTCTACCATTCGATTTAAGTTACCACCAAAATCAATACGATCCAATGTGACTATATTATAATCTGTTTTATTTAAAGTTTCTTCAATAAAATGATGAGCAATAAATCCTGCACCGCCTGTCAATAAAATAGTTTTACTCATTTAACACCTTTTCAATTATTTAATATATTATCCAAATTCCATTTTTTTATTTCATTTTTCATAAAACCAAAATTTTTATTATTTAAAGTTTCCATTAGATCAAACAATTCATCCGCATAACTAACTCCACATTTTTCATCAACTGTAAAACTAACCAAATTTTTCTCATAAAAACTAGAATAATATTCTATAAATTTTGGATAATCAACAGACTCATCAACAAAATTTGATAGTTTTATAGTGTGATTTGGAATATCCTTAATAAATTCAGAAAAATTCAAATACAAAACATTATCCGTATCTTTTAAATTATTTAAAATATTATAATTGTGATAAAACCAAACTTTTGCACCCTTAGGAATATCAATATTTTGATAAGCTTTTATTGTTGATTTAGTATACAATAAAGGAGATCTATATAAAACTAAAAAATAAATTTTACAATCTATTTTAGAAAATATTTCTTGCCATAAATGAAAAGTTTTAGAAATTCTAGGTTCCTTAATTACAAGATTTTCTTTGACAGTCAACAGATTATTCAAATATAAAACCATTTCATCAGAATATCTAGTTCTAAAATAATCGTTTTCTTCATTTGAAAATTTTTTTGTGGACCAAAAATTTTTTCCTATAGTTTGTAAAAAATGCTCATTTCTGTTCATTATAATAACATCTTCAAAATGTCCTTTTACGTTGGTAGGATGTCCACCAATTAAATGATCGGATAATTTGAATCTTATAGAACTGGCAATATTTGATAATACACTTGTACCACTTCTTCCAGTTGAAAGTATACAGAGCAATTTTTTCACAATTCGCCTTTGTAATATTCCCTATACCAATTAACAAATTTTTCAACACCATTTTCTATGGATGTTTTTGGTTCATAACCTAGTTTTTTTATTTCTGAGGTATCTGCCCAAGTTTCTTTCAAATCCGCAAAATGCTTTTCGCCATATTTTATCAATGCTTTTTTTCCAACATTTTTTTCAATAGCACGAACAAAATCCATTAAGTTAATCGATTCTCCTCTACCTATGTTGTATATTTCATTATATTTTTGGTGATTATCATCAGATAATATTTTTTTTAATACTAAAGAAATACCATCAACAATATCTTCAACATAAGTGAAGTCTCTTTTCATATCACCATTATTAAACAATGTTATTTCTTTTTCTCTGAAAATATGTTTAGTGAAATCAAATAAAGCCATGTCTGGTCGACCATATGGTCCATAAACAGTAAAAAATCTAAGACCAACAGTTTTATCAATTTGAGATGCTAAAAATTGACATTCATTTACCCTTTTAGTATATCCATAAGGACTTGTCTGCATTCCAGGATTATCAGATTCTTTGAAAGGTAGTTTTTGACCATGCTGAACGCATGAAGTGGAAGCATATATCACATTATTAATAGAATTCTTTTGACAAGCATCTATCAACTTCTGCGTTGCTACAATATTATTTTCAATATATTCGTATGGATTTTCTGAAGAATGTCTAATTCCAACGCTTGCTGCTAGATGAATAACGCAATCAACATTATTCAAATAGTCCGACCATTTGTTAGTTCTCAATACATCATCATTCAATACGGTTATGCCACTTTCATGTAAAATTTTTGTTCTGTCGTATTTTAAATTAACATCATAATAAGTATTATAGTTATCAATACCAACTACATGATAATTCATTTTTTTAAGTAGTAAAGATAAATGAAAACCAATCATTCCCGAAATGCCAGTAATAAATATTTTATTCATTCAGTTCCTCAATAAATTTAAATGCTGAAATAATAACTTTATCCATGTCATAATACTTATACTCACCTAATCTACCTCCGACCAATATATTAGATTCACCTGATATTTCATTTCTGTATTTTTGATAAATCGAATTATTGAATTGATCATTAACTGGATAAAAAGGTTCATTAATTTTAGGATTATATTCTATAGGATATTCATATGATAACCATGTAGTATTAGAATGGATATTTTCAAAATGTTTATGTTCTATTATGCGTGTGTAAGGAGTTTCAATATCTGTAAAATTCATCACAGCAACACCTTGATAATTATCAGAATCAATTTTTCTGTGATTTAAACTAACTGTTTTATATTCTAAATAACCAAATTTATAATCAAATAATTTGTCAATCGGACCAGTATATATTATTTTGTTGAAAGAAGGTAATTTACTTTTAAAAAAATCTGTGTTTAATGAAACGTCAATATCTTTTAATAATTTTTCAAAAATTTGCGTATAACCACCTATAGGTATACCTTGATATTTGTCGTTAAAATAATTATTGTCATAATTAAATCTAACAGGAAGCCTTTTGATTATTTCCTTGGGCAACTCTTTACATTCTTTTTTCCATTGCTTTTCAGTATAACCTTTAATTAAGGTATTGTACACATCTTTGCCCACTAATTTAATTGCTTGTTCTTCTAAATTTTTAGGATCTTTGATTTCAAATCCCTGCTCTTCTATAATATTTTTAGCATCCTCAGGTAATACGATATTCCACAATTTTGAAAATGTCCACATATTAAATGGTATAGAAAAAACTTTACCTTTAAAATTAGCAACTGGCCTATATGTAAAATCATTAAAACTGCAATATTGATTTATCCAATTCCAAACAAATTCATTTGAGGTATGAAAAATGTGCGGTCCGTACATATGAAGGTTGATATCATCTCTTTTTTCAGTGTAACAATTACCACCGACATGATTTCTGCTATCTATTACTAGAATTTTTTTGCCTTTTTTCTGTAACTCACGGGCGCATATCGATCCAAAAAAACCAGCACCAACTATTAAATAATCATACATTAAATACCAAGTTCTATCATTCTATTTTTATGTTCTTCAGGAATAAGTATTTTATTTTTCAAAAATACCATGAAATGTTTTTTCTGTAAATCAAAATCGATAGATTTATTATGAGAACCGCCCAAATCTTCTTTTTTCAAAACTCTATTTTTTAAACGATGTGAGTTTCTTTTTAAATTTATATCCCAATCGATTTTAT